CACCTGCAAATTTTCACAACGCACAAAAACATTCACAGAAATGTCACTAGCATCAGGGGATTGTAGCTCAGTAAATGGCAAAACACCAATATAACCATTAGCATAGGAAAGCAAAGTAGTTACATCCGTATCACAAAGATAAACAGAAGATGCAGCAGCAACCCTGTTCCAAGCCCGATATGAGGCCCACCTCACACACACCTCGAAAGTCTGAGTTTCCTAGATATCTACAACTCGCACAAACTGCTTATTGAGACTCAAGTCCGCATTAATGAGTACTGCTTGCGCAACATTCGGTTCAAAAAATATAGCCAATTTCCCACGATGGAAAGAGGAACACACAATATCAAATTTAAAAATAATATCACCCCTCCAAAAGTGGAAGGGCTGCGCCGCAAAACACATCGCTGTGGGCTGCATAAATTGATTCGTAGATTTGGTCACATGAGTGGCCAAAGATGGAATAACCGCACAAGTCCAGATAGGAGCAACAAGAGCAGCATCTGTATCATTCCATGCAAACGTCTTAAAATAAGTAGAGCGCGAAGATATGTGCTGGATAGTCATTTCATCCTCAGATCCCCCACAAACACGTGGATCTACTGTTAACTCTTGCTTAGGATCTAAAACCACACGCTTACTCATATCACATCCAATAGTTAGAGCATCATTATGAAATGCATCATTGCGCATATGCATAGGATGTGTTATGGGAACTGGTTTAGACCAGCCCATAATGGCCGCGAGCGAAGAAACACCGCTAGCCATCATTGAACTAGCTTCAGCAAAAGGTGCAATAAAAGGAACTCCTACTAAGGCACGAGAAATCTGAGCTACTCTAGAGGCTATATTCTCCACAGGACCTATTTCCCTCTCATCTACAGGAGCTGCTTTCCTACGACGGCGAACAACCTTAGATTCAGTAGTAATTACCATCTGCGTTCCGGTTCCAACACCCAACTCTACATCTTCCATCCACGCATAAATCTGAATATACACTGGAGTAGGAGATGCGCTAACTGCCTTAATAGTATTCACACTCAGAATAAACAAATCACCAGCGTCCGCAAAATCATCTAAACTCGTAAGGGCAGCAATAGCGGTAGATGAGCTATTGAACAAACGATGCATAGGTTTCGTAGATATAAAAGGACATTCCACATCTGTGGGAATATTCTCATTCACATTAATGAGTGCTGAACCAGGTGCCTGTGAAAGGTAGTTCAATAATAGAGGTCGAAAGTCAGTGGGTTGCAGATTATAAGCAACTAACAAATTTGTAATATTTGCATTATAATCGGCATAAGGTTGGTAAGATGCCAATAAACGTCCATAATGAAAAGGGGTACCAGCTACAGAAATACGAACCTTCATATTCCCCCTTAAAAACGCGAAATTTCTCAATTTCGCACGCACGGAAGGAATAAGAGACCAGATATCCCAAACAGAAAGACGTATATCCACTGGACTCCCAGCAGTAACCTTCAGTTTATAAATCTCCACAGGACGAGATAAAAACTGCCCCATATCTAAAGTACCGTCTTGACCAGTACGTAACCCTGAACTCACGCCAGCAGAAACAATTTCAACATCTGCACCTGCTGCCTCCTCAAAGTTCTCCTGAGAATTTAAGGTAGTCATAGGACCATCGGATGCAACTGCTTCAGCAACTTGAGACTCAGTAGAGATATCAGAGCGCTTACGCACAATACGATCGATCAACTCCATCGTAGCACGACACGAATCAATCTCAGCGAGCAACTTACGTTGAAACTTACACTTTCTCCGCAAAGAGACGCTCAGATTTTTGATCGGAACACTGAGAAGGGTATACTCAGAGTAACCCTTATAGTCAGCGCACCTATCCAGGAACTCATCCTGCAACGCTTCAATTCGAAGCTGCAAGTTATACCTATGAGTCAATAGGTCTTGATTCGAACCCAAAATCAGGGGTTCATCTGTTAATGATTTTTGTTCGTCAGCAGGTCATTAAATTCTCGCTGAATACCATCGACTTAAAACGGCATTAGCATAGTGATATCTGGATTAGTCTACAAGGGCACCGATCCAACTAACGGATTAAATAATCCTCCCATACAAACCAATAGCAAGAAATACCATCGCATCACATAATGGTATCTAGAGTTCTAATTGATTTGTTCTCCTTCACTCACCGATTGAGATATGTTTTTCCAAATATCGTCAAACGATGGGTAGCCCACACAATCACCCTGGCTATATCTCTCATTATATAACCTGATCAAGTGGGCCCTAATTTGCTCAAAGGTCTCTTGATCAAAATGCATAAACAGCTCCCAAAGAGCTGAAGTAAGCGTTGCCACCATCTGTTCTTCCATTGAAACTGAAGACGAGGGAATGAACCAAATCAAGGAGCGCACAATAGAATTCAAATCCAAAGGTGCAACCCACATTTGGAGGTCCGAACGATAGACAAACTGCCTCTTTAAAAAAGAGACGGTGTGTATATCTAAGAAATCATCCATATCCCCCCGCTTTGCCGCTGATGTAAAAGTTATGTTGTATTGTGACTTACAAACCTCTTGATAGGTTCGGTTATTAAAGAGATGAGAAACTGAACGTTTAACCGCAGCTAAAACATCATCTCCATATGTAGTAGGACGCACAAAATCAAAGAAATTTTTGTCTTTCAATAAAACATTAGCGTACCAAGCATACATGAACATTACAACATTCCTCAAACAGTTGTTTTCAGCAGTACCCAACATACCAGAGGGTTGAAGGCCTGCAGCTTCAAACAAATCTTTATTCATCTCAACAACTGGGAAAAGCAGATCAGTCAAAATTCCCCTCACAACCCTCAAGGCTTGAGTGGAATAACC